AAACCTTGAAGCCGCCCAAAACGCGCATAGTAAGACTCGCAAGAAATGTTAATAAAGTCGGCGTTACCAACACCGCCAGCGTACGGTATGCCATAGTTGACGCTGACGCCTGAGATATAGCCGGCATATACAAACTCGTTAGAAGCGTCGTGTTTGACTCGAATAAGTGAGCCGGGTACAAGTCCTGTTATTGGGCTGGCGTAGCCGGTCGGGTAACGGATTACGAGCTGGGCGGTGTCTGCTGAGTAGTCGTCTAGTTGTTTTTCTCTGCCGCATTTCATGGCAAACGAGACGACGTTAGACAAAGTAACTATCGTGCCGGGTGTCGACGCGAGCGAGTAGGAAACGGTGTAAGTCTGTAAAGCCATTACGGGTTAGTTATCTTTATGGGTACCGCCCCGTTTTGCCGCATGTAGGCGCGCAGCGCGCTTACTGTTGCGTTGGGGTCACCGCCGTTTACGTTGATGGTCACGTTTGTTGTTTCGTTTGCTACGCGGGTGCCGTCCATGTTTGGGGTTGCGTTGATGCTGCCGAGCACTGGCCCGAATGGGTTTGTTTGTAGCTGCGGGGTGCCGCCACCCATGACGGTGCCAACGTTTTTGTTGAACTGTTCGCCGAGAGCCGCGGCGCTGGCGGGGTCTACCGCAAACTTAAGCAAAAACTCTGTGTTTTCTATGACACTATTAACGCCGTTAACTATGGCTTGGGCTTGGTCAACACCAGACTTGAACCATTTATCGGCAGTCAACTTTGCGACACTGTCCGCAGCTGCGTTAATAGTTGTAGAAATGCCTTTCAGGCGGTCTATGGACGCTTTACCGCCGGCAAGTAGCCCGTTGATTATCTCTAGGCCTACGTCTGCCCCAGAGTCAAGAATGGACTTCAAGAGTGCGGGGTCGTCTAGCCCGGCTGCGATAAGTTGTTCTATGCCGGTTGAAAGTTTGCCAGCCTTGGCGGCTTGCTCGTCGAGTACACCAAAGAATGTTTTTGCGCCTTTGCTGTCGGCTGCTGTAGTCCAAGCATCGCCAACGTTAAATATGCCGCGCACCACATCTCGGGTCGCGTTATAGAAGTCGTTGTAGGTGTCGGTTGCCTTGGTCAGTTGCTCATTAGCGCGCATAAGCGCGGGCGCAAACTTATCTTTAACTAGCTGTGCTGCGTCTTCTAATGCGCGGGCGTAATCTTCCGCAAGTGCTTTTGCTGCCTCTTTTGCTGCCTCTGCTTGCCGTTTAAGTTTTGCGGTATGCGCTGCCGCTTTTTCTTTGGCTTTATCGTTTGCGATGCCGGCTGCCGTGGCGGCCTTGCCGGCGGCTTCTTCAGCTGCCGCCATTTTGTCTAGGCGTTCTTGGGCTAGGACTGGTGCCATGTCAAGCGCGTATTTGCGAAACTCGCTTAGGTTACGTGAAGCGACTGGCCCCATGACAGAAACAAGGTTCATGGCCTTAGCCATTTCGCGCATTGAGTTAACTGAAAAATCTATCGCCTTAGCGAGGTCTGGGCCAATAGTTTTCTTTAATTCTGTTATACGAAAATTAGTCTTACCCCAAGACACGTCGTTAGCGAACTCTTTAAGGCCGTTTCCTAACCGGGTAAACATGTTACGTGTGCGTACCAGCCCGTTATAGAGCTTGCCTTGTGTTGTTACTTGCCCGTCTGCACTGGTTGTTGCTTTTAGGAAATTGTCTTTGATTGAACTAAGTACGCCGCCTAAACCTTTTTGGCCGTAAATGTCCACCAGTTTTGTGACATTCCGTAGTAAAGAGTCAACAATGGGTAACACTTTGTAGCCGATAGTTTCTACGAACTCGTCAAAACGTATTTTGACGTTCTTTAGGCGGCCTGCAAAAGTGTTCATGTTTGCAGCTGCCGCGCCCCCGAATTGTTCCGTTAACGCTTTTTGTGCTGCCGCAAAATCTTTAGTTTTAATTATGTTGTCGTCGAGCGGGATACCCAACTTCTTTAAGCTCGTAAAATTGCCGTCGTACGCACGCCCAATAGCGGTGCTGACAGCGGTTAAATCCTTACCAGTTGCTATTGCCGTGTCGACACTTAAAGTTAAAAGGTCCTGGGCTTTTTGAGCGTCTTTTGTGAACCTCACCAAGCCCGACAAAGCCGGTCTAAGTTCGTCGTCGGTTACGTTTGTGGCTAATTGGGTTTGGTCTACGAACCTAGCCATGCTGGCCGTTACTTCATCGTTAGCGCCAAGTGTGCGTTTTAACTGTTGGGCTAAAAGGTTTGCGCTTTTTTCGTCTGCTGCTGCTGCCTTGGCTGCCATACCGAGACCGCCGGCAAGTGCAGTAACCGCGCCAGCTGCGGGCAACATGGCTTTTTGTAACAGAAACCCGCTCTTGGCACCAAAACCTTGCAGGCTCTGAAACTCTTTTTTGGCGCTGTCAAAACCTTTAGTGTTAAGGCTTGAGATAATGGGGATATTGATAGCCATGGTTAGCGCGTCCTAGTCGTAACAAGATTACGGTTAACAATAGTCATAACCTGAGCAACTATCTTGCCTACCTCGTCCTCGACGGCTGGTAACACGCTGTTGGCTGCGGGTTCAAGAGCGCGGGGTGCGGTACGTGGGCCGACGGTCTCGCCTTCAGCTTCAAGGTTGGCAACAAACTGGCCGCCGCCTCTGATGCCTGCATGGTCCCAGATAGCCCCGGCAACGTCCTTTTGCTGTAGTACAAGCAACTGGTATTGCGTCGCCTTAAAATCGGCTGTACGGCCGTTAGAGAACCTTACAGTGCGTGCACGCTGACCACGTTTGCCAACCACGGTACGTATGCCAGCTAGGACGCGCTCACGTTTCCACCCGGTACCGTCGCGGCCTTTAATCATGTTGCCATTCACCATGCGCGAAAGCGGGCTAGCCGTCGGAATAAACGAGCGGGCCGCAGTCACAAGTTTGGTGCCAGCGCCAGATTGAATGTCTTTAGTAATCTGCCGGCGTAAAACGCGGTCAACTTTGTTAATTTCCGCTAAAGCCTCTTGGATACCGTAAACCTTGTAAGACGCGTCAGCGGGCATTTTGTTTACGCTGCCTTTCAAGTACATCTATAACGGTGGCTAAGTCTGGTAACTCAAAGTCTACACTTGGGGGCCACCAGCCCGTGTGTAATAAAAGCTCTGCTAACTGTCGCCGGATAGTTCCGGCACGGTAAAAGTTGCCGGCTCGCTGTCCACTACTTCTAGGTTCTCAATAGTGTTTATAAACGCGTCGAGCGATGCGGGCACAATGATGCCGGAGCGTTGGCTGGCCTCGTAAGCCATGAAGGCTAAGTCTTCCATGCCAACGCCCGAGCCTAGGTCACTGGCGCGGCGCTTAAAGCGCCTTTCCCATGCGACAATGACAGCTAGGTTAGTGGTTACCTCGTAGGCGTCTTCGTTTTGTCGTTGTACTTTTAGCCTTAACTGCATGTCGGGCTACCTTTCGGGTTAGTTGTTATCAGGTTACGTCTACGGTGAGTACTCCACCAGTGATGACGATATCCATAGTGGCAAGTTCGCCCATTGACGCGTTCATGACTGGCAGTGTTTCAAGGTATCCGCCAACAAGTGTGAAGCCCGGGTTTGTGGCTGAGTATGTACCGGGTACCGTTGGCGCAGCTGGTGAAACAATAATGCTTGCAATTTGTGTACCAACCAAAGTACTAAGAGTAATCCAAGACTCGCTTGCTGCGTAGCTTGCAAACATTGTGATAGTTAACTCGTTTGCCTGTAGGCCAGCAGTGTAAACGCGGGCAGTACCACCAAATGCAGTGGACTCTAAAGCCTCAATGGTTTGGTTAAGTTGCACGCTTGTGCACTGGTCTGACAAGTCAACAGCGCCAAAAAGCACGTTTGGATTTGATAGGTAAGTACTGGTTGCCATGGGGTTTACTCCTCGGGTGTTTCTTCTGCTTCTGTTTTAGCAGATTTTGCGGGCTTAGTGTGTGATTTCTCGACAATGAAACCGCCAGCCAAAAGGTAGGCGACGTCGTAGCCGTCTGGGTTGAAAGGTTCGCCGACTACGCCGACTCGGGGACTGTTAACAATGTACATATTTTCCTAACCGGTTTGGGCCTGCATGGCTATGGTCAAGTCGTAGGCCGGATACTCAGCACCGCCAATAATGGCGATGGTTGGGCGGCCGTCCTGCACTCCAACTTTAGCGCCAATAACTTTGGCGGCAAGGTTCATAAGTGAGCGTTGGGCGTCTAGGTTGTTTGGGCCAAGAGTGATGCAGCGCACGGGGAACAACATTTTTACTATGTTGAAGTTAAACGCCTCGAATGTTGGCGCGTCAATAAATACACATGGCGGCACAAGGTTGCGCGGGTCGTTGACCACTTGTAGACCGCTAACGGCGGTGAGCGTTGCTACTAGGTCGTCTAGAGCCTCGTTAAAGAGGTCTGTAAAGGTCACTGGCATGCGCTAGGCCACTTGCGGTCTGTCAATGCCAAGCAGTTGTTTAATGACGCCTGAGAGGCCTGTAACGGTTACCGCGCCACCGTCGCCAAAACTAGCGAAGGAGTCAATGCTGCCACGCTGTCTATATAACATTCCCCCATATTGGATAGTTCCTAAGGCTACGTCACCACTTGGGACAGTGCTTGGGCTATCTATCCAGCCGGACTCTTGACGTCGGCGAAACGCAAAAGCGTTTGCAGCTGACGCGCACTGAGTTAAGAATGTTGTATCGGCCACGGTCGCGGTACCAATGCCTAACCAGTCCTCAATGTTTGCAGCTGTAATCCAAGTGCATGTAGGCGCATACGTAAGCGTGCCGGTGGCTGGGCCGCGCTCGACGTCTGCCGCCGTCAACTTAAACAAGACTTGGTTTTGTATTGGCAAGTCGTAGTTGTAAAGCAGGTCGCCGTATTCGTCTACGCCTAAATAATAAAACTGCGGGCAAGCATAGACAGTGCGCGTACCGTTGAATGTTGCGTCAACGGCCGCGACTGTGATGCTGTCGCCGGGTTGTACCAGCGCGTTAGTGAGCAGTTGCAATACGCCGTAGTTGTCAGCGATTTGCTTGTGCGTAATTGTGTAAACCGCCATGGCGGTAGCCCGCCTTTCGGGTTATGCGTTTACGAGCTTGACAAACTTGGTTGCGTCTGCCATAAAGACAGCTGCGTAACCACGGAATGCGATAGTGCGGCCAAGCGTGCTTGGCACGTCCACTGAAATTGCGCCTTTCATCTGCTCGTAGAACTCGAAGCCCGCAGCTGCACCAGCGGCGTGACCAACTACACCGGAAAGTGTGCCGGTCGTGGTTCCGCCAGACATGTTTTTGTCAACTACAAGCGACAAGCCCAATGGGTTGCCGTTCCATGAAGTTGCAGACTGTGTGCCGGCTGCGTTGTAGCCACCAAGTCCGGGTGCGCCAACAAATGGAAACACTGGGCGGTTGTCGCCGTCTACGGCCATACCAAGTTTTGCCCATGTCACGGGTGACACGACGTAATGGGTTGGCAAATAGTTGCTGGTGTTTGAGATTTGAAACGCTGCACCGTAAACGGCCTCGACGATGTCTTGGCCCGAGAAACTGGCCAGCGTTTCGGTTTGTGTGGTTTGTGCTACCAACTGGTCTACTGCGTAGTTATCCGTGGCCTGTCCGTAGGCGATTGATAATTGTTCTAAAATGATATTGATTGAAGCGGGGTCTGACCAGTCCAAGTCTTGTTCGGACACGGTGACATATGTTCCAAACGTGAGCTTGCTGATATCCGTATTTGACACGGTGACAGTTGATGGGTCGAGCGCGTTGAGCTGGCCGGTTGGCTGCTCTGTAACTGTTGGACGTACCGTAATTTTTGGCCGGCGGAAAGTTGCGCCAGCGGTTGGCATTGCTTTTGTACCGATAGCAGATACAAACGGGCGGATAGGATTAAGCCCATCGTAAACGCTGCCCGTAATGATTTCGGGCAAGATACCGGGTGTATCGGCGGTGGTGATGTTTGGCGCAGCTGCGTGAATGCGTGCATTCATCTCAGCAAAAACGCTGCCGCCTGCTGCCATTGCTGCAATGTATTCGCTAGGTGCTGGCAACTTAAATTGTGGTTTAGCAGTTGCCCACAAAGGAGCTGTAGGTGTTGATGCCTCTACTACTGGTGCTTGGTTTTCCGACACGGTTAACTCCTCTTGGGTTTCTGTGGTTTCTTCTTCGGTTTCGTTCTCGTCGGTGTCGGGTTCCGTCTCTACTGATGTTATATCAGACTGCGCAGCAATTTGGTGGATTTTCGCATCGGCAAACGCGCCTTCGGAAACCATGCTTAACTCTGACCAGATAGCGGCAGTTACGTGCATAACGCCGTCTACCATTGTCCACTCTGTCGGGGTTGCCCCAACTGAGACCGAGTCAAGCACGCCGTCTTGTGCGAGTGTGAGACTTTCGTCGCCAGCGCGAGTGGCTGAAATACGCGCTGCAAACATGACGCCTTCGGGTGTTTCTACGCGCTCGGTCACAATGCCAATGGGCTTTGTCGAGTCGTGGTACTGCATAAGTTTTGGCGCGGGGCCGTCAACTGGCAAACTACCCGGCATAAAAAGTACTTCTTGCCCGGTACTGGTACGTGCGGCCACGTTATATGGCGCGGCTAAACCGTAAATTGTGCGTTTGCCGTTTTCGCCTTTTGCGGCTTCTACAGTAAAAGAGCTGGGGGTAAACCTAATCATTTGCGTACCTCGGGGTTTCTATTGTTGTTTCTGTTTCTACTTTAGAGTCGCTCATGTAGGACTCACTTAGGTATTCCTCTACGTCAAACATAACGTACGTGCCATGTGGCAGTATGTTGTCGCTAGACAAGGTTTCTGAAATGCAGTCAATAAAAGCCTTGGCACCAAATAGGTAAAGGTCGGCGCGAGCGCCTGCCGACGTGGTGTATTGGTATGAGCCTTGGTCGATTCCAGCGAGGTAATTGGGGATATTTGCGGCTCTGCACAATTCACGAGCTTGGAAGTCGCGAGACTCAACCAGCATCATTTTGTCCGGTGTTGCCGTGGTGGCCTCGTATGTTAGAGACTCCGAAAGTGCCGCCGTCTGGTTGGTCATTCTTGCCGCGTTGAAAAGACTCGCCAAGTCGGCAAGCTCTTGCCCGCTTAAAGGCTCCCCAGAAATTTGCCGCAAAACGCCGGCCGGTATCGCGCTTTCAGCATTCCTCCGTGCTGCGGCTTCCAGCCTCAAACTGGTCGTAATTGCTTCGCTTGACGTGTAAAGCAAACCTTGTACCGGGCTAAGAAACTGCACTAGGTTTTCGGACTCGATAGGCAAACCCGAAAAGAAAACTTGATTAGACGGCCCAAACCACACGGGGCCGGCTTGGTCTTGGGTGGTGACCATTGCAGCTGGCAGGCGCTCAAATGATGCGGGGTATCCGTCGGCGGTGCGAGATTTTATGTACCAAAACGCTCTACCCCACATGAAAAGGTCGTCAAATGTCCAACTTAGAATAAAGTTATTTGTGACGTTTGGGTCTATACGGTTTAGCCATGCGCGGGGAGCTAGCGGTACTTTTTCTAATTCTTCGCCGTTCCAAATGTCGCGGTACATTTCAAGTTTTAGACAACCAATGACGCTGGCCATAAGGTCACGAGCGCGGCTAATGGTCGGGACGCGCATAGCAATTTGGCGCATTTCGCCATTGGTGTACGCATAGAAATTATTTATTTGGGACGCGCCAGCATTACTACCGGTGCCATAACCTACAGCCGCTTTAATCTCGGGGTCTACTGACGTGCCGAGTGCAGCAACTTTGTTACGTCCAAATAAAGCCATGGGTTTATTGTGCCATTCTTTTGTGCGCGAGTTGTGGATAACCTCGCAAATCCCGACG